CATCGCGGGCGGTCGTGTCTTCGGCCTCGATCGCACGCACGGCGTCGATCCGGTTGGCAAGGGTTGCCGCCTCGTCCTGAAGCTTCTTGAGATTGTCCATGTTCGGTGAGACTCCTGCGGCGGTATTGCCGTTGGAGTCCACAGTGCCACTACGGGCGGGGTGCCTTGCAGAACCGCACTTGCGAAAGTGTTGTTTTCACAAATGCCACCGCGCGAGCCCCGCACCTCGGGCAGCGTAGATACCGCTGCCGTTCGTCACCACATGGACGGCTGGAGCGGCACCGGAGTTTTTCGCCGCACGTGCAGCGTGCTTCAGACACGGCGCAACCTCAGAGCCCACGCCGCTGCGGCGTCACGGACCAGGGAACGCTTCACGATCTCAGCGGCCACAGCCTCGGGCTCGGGCTGCGTCTGCGTTGCCAGCCATGCTTCGTACGAACGCATAGCCACGGATGCAGACGTGGAAGGGTAGGCCGGGTTAAGAACCGGCCCCACGTCGTAGAGGCCCGATACCTCGCGGATCTGGCGGATGGCCTTGCCGTCCTCGCCAGTGCGAAAGGATTCGTTCTTGGGCTCCACCGTGAAGGCGAACGACGAGCCCCGCACGTCGCGCCGCTGGATCAGCTCGAGCACGTCGGCCCGGCTCACGGGAGGCGTCACCACGTACTTCAGGCCCTTCTCGTCTGACGAGAGTTCCAGGGTGCCAGACGAGGAACGGCCCAGGACGATGTTTGAGTCGTGGTTGAACAGCGCCACCACGTCGCCCTTGCCACGCTGGCGGTTCAGAATCTTGTCAAACGCTCCCGGCAGGATCTCTTCACGGAACCCGCCGAGGTCGAGTGAAAGCCGGTTGTACACGGCGGCATATCCGATGATGGCCGCCCGGCCATCGGCCCGGCTCTCCACGATCAGCTCGTTGTCTTCCTCGAAGGCGAAATCGCGGCGTTCAATTTCCATTGGTGGAGTCCTCCTGTTCGGCCTGGTCCTCGGCTACATCGGCCGGGCTGTCTTCTACTTCGGCGGGCGGCTCGGGCATCGGCTCCGGTGCCGGCGGCTCCGCGCCCACCTTGTCCAGCGTGGTCATGTTGAGTTGAACGAAGTGCTTGTCGCCTTCCGGCCCGATTGGGTTCAGGTTCTCGAGCTCGCGGATCTCGTTGATCGTCATCCACCCATTCTGAAGGGCAGAGACGTAGTAGGCCGACCGGCTCGCGTGGTCGCCACGGAGCAGGCCGCTCACCGAGTGTTCCGCGAAGAACCGCTCATCGTCTACGATTAAGTCCCTGGAAATGGCTGCTTCCCACCGCTTCAGGTGCGGCAGCAGGCAGTGCTGCACGAACTCTGTGCCCTGCACCTCGATGTTGCTGTACGTGCTGCGGGTCAGGTCTTGGATCATGTGGGGCGGCACACGGAACGCACGGCAGATCTCAATGACCTGGTACTGCCGCGTTTCCAAGAACTGGGCCGCCTCGTTGCTGCCGCTGAGCTCGTGAGCCTTCACGCCGTTCGGCAGGACAGCCGTGCGGAACGCCCGATCCGCGCCCCGGTGCATCCGCTCCCACTGCTCACGCAGCCGCTCGGCAGCCTCCACGGGAATCGGGTTCTCTGACTCCAGCACGATGCCGGGCCGGGCACCGTTGCCGAAGTAGGTGGACCCGTGGGCCTCCAACGCCTGGGCCAGGCCGATGGCGTTCTGGAAAATCTTGTAGGTCGGGATTGCCTTGATGCCGTCTTCGGTGGTGAACCGCAGGGCGAAGATCTGCTCCTGGGGATAGATCGTCTCGCGCCCGCTCGGCTCGCGGTAGCGATACCGCAGCGTGCCGTCAGAGAGCCGATCGACTTCCATGCGAGACGAGTGCAGTGGCCACAGCTCCGACACGGCACCTCGAGCACCTGGGCGGATCTCGGCGTAGCTCGCACCGTAGTGCAGGTACATGCCCGTCATCCAATCGCGGAACTCTTGGGCCGTCTGCCACGGGTTGGGCTGCTGGTGCAGCAAGCGATAGACCGGGTGGCTCGTGGCCTTCTGTTTACCGCCGTTCGCCATCCGCTCGTAAACGTGGAGCGGCAGTGCCGATACCGCATCCGATATGACGCGGATGCAGGCCGTGTAGGCCGAGCATGCCATCGAGTTGTCGGCGTTCACGCGGATGCCCGAAGGCGTGCGGCTGGACGAAACCTCGGGCCAGTCGATGCCACGCAGGTCGAACATCTTGAAGTCGGCGGCGGCGTGTTCGCTCATAACGAGATGATGTCCCAGTTCTGTTCAGGGGCCGGGGCCGTCGCCGTAGCGTGGATGCCGAGGGCCATCGTCAGCGCCACGATGCCGTCGATGCGTTCGTTGCTCTTTGCCTTGCTGGGCTTGATGTTTCCGGCGTGGTCCTGCTGTATAGCCACGTTCGACGCCTGCCACGCCAGGACGGGATGCCCGCCGTGGAGCAACTTGCCGCCCACCACCAGGGCCTCGAGCTGCTTGGCGGGCGAACTCATCGAGCCGTAGCCCTGCCCAAAACCTAAGACATTTACGCCATCGCCTTGCAGTTGGGTGGCCAGCTGCGTGGCGTTCCAGCGGTCAATCGCCACCTGCCGCACGTTGTATTTCTTCGTGATCGCAAGAATGTCGGCCCGCACCTTGTCGAAGTCCGTGACGTTCCCATGTGTCAGGTGCAGCTTCCCCTCCTTCGCCCACTGGTCATACGGCACGCGGTCACGCTTCACCCTGTCCCGCATGTTCTCCTCTGGAATCCAGAAGTGGGGCTCGGCCCAGAAGGTGCCATCGTCCATCTGAAACAGCAGGCACAGGCACGTAGTGTCGTACGTTGTCGCCAGATCGAGGCCCGCGAAACACTCCCGCCCGTCGAGCATCACGGGGCAGGGCTTGTTGCCCTGTGCCCAGTGCTCCATTCGCAGCCAGCGTGTGTCCTGCTCGGTCCACTGGTTCAAGTGCAGCCGGCGGAAAGTGTTCTCCTCGCTCGGCATGTCCTGGGCACGCTTGCACCGCACCCGCAGATCGTCAAGCTTCACGCTCACGCCAAGGTTCGGATTCGCCTTTCGCCAAGTGGCTTCCGCAGTCCAATCGTCTTCGGGATCGGCGGCGTAGATCGCAGGCAGGAACGTGTCATCCTTTATCGCCCCGTCGCGCACAGCCAAGGCATACCGCCAGATTTCCCAGCAGATGCTCTTTCGGTCGAAGCCCGCCGTGGTGATTGCCACGCACAACGGCTGCCGCCTGGCCCCCGTGCTCGTGGTCATCACGTCCCACAGCTCGCGGTCAGGCTGCGCGTGCAGCTCGTCAAAGATGATCCCGTGAGCGTTCAGGCCGTGCTTCGTGAACGCCTCGGCCGACAGTGCCTTGTACGTGCTGTGTGTGTCCTCCCGCACGATCGAATTGCGAAACACACGCAGGCGGCTCCGCAGCTTGGGCGAGTTCTCTACGCACACCTTTGCCATCTCAAAGACGAGCCGGGCCTGGTCGCGGTCAGCGGCACACGAATAGATCTCGGCACCAGGCTCGCCGTCGAACATCAGCTTCAGCGCGATGCCGGCACACAGGGTGCTCTTGCCGTTCTTGCGTGGGATGGCCAGCAGGCTTGTGCGGTACTGCCGCACGTCGCCCTTCATCGTGCCGAACAATCGGCCCACGTATTCCTTTTGCCACTGCTCGAGCAGGAACGCCTTGCCGCCGAGCTCGCCTTTCGCGTGCGTCAGGTTCTCCTCAAAGAACCGCACCGCGATGGCCGCAGCCTTCGCATCAAGCGAACATGCGGGCGTCGTCTTCGTCTTCTTGCGGGCCTTGGTCAACGGCTGACACTCTCGCCAGGGCAGACGCTGTCAGGCCAAACTCGGCCGCGAACTTCAGCATCTGATTTCTCGCGTCACGCTTCCGGTTCCATGCCGGGTGATTACTCACCCTACCCTTATCGTCCATCAGCGTGGTGCCGCTGGTCTTCAGCTCTTGGTCGGCCTGCACCATATCGGCGAACGAATCGCAGTACGCTGCAAGCGTCTGCTGGTGGCGCGGGCTCATCACCTTCGACGCCTCGAGCATCGGCACGATCCGATCCCACTCGGCGCGGGCAATGTCGGCTAGCCACGCCGGGGCCGGCGGAACGCCAGGCGGGGCGTCGATCCCGCTTGCGTGCGGCCCCCTAATGCGGCTGCCGCGCAGGCTAAGGATTGATTTAGGCGTCGGTTTGCGGCCCTTACCCATCAAGGCACCTCACCAAACTTCCAATTTCGGCCGTGTGTTTTTATGGG